GATTCATTTAATCGTCTTATTCGTGGTACAACAAAAGCGGAGCCAGAACTCTTGGATGAACTAGGTATCGTTTTAAGACTAGAAACAGCGACTAAAAACTATGCAGCAGAACTTGGAGTTGCAAAAGAATCTTTAAATGCTTTCCAAAGAACACAAGCTGTTACTAACGATGTACTAGGGCAAGTAGAAACCAAATTTGCAGCAATCAATGCAATTATAGAACCAGAAACAAACAAAATAAATAAATTAGCAAAATCTTTTGATGATTTAATGAATACAGTTAGAGACTTTGTTGCAGGACCGGCCGAAGCTTTAGCTGTATTCTTCTCAGAAAATCTTTTAGCAGCAGTAGGTGCTTTAGGACTTTTCGTACTTCCACTTATACAAAGTCTACTCCCTGCTTTTGATGAACTAGCTGTAGGAGCACAAGCATCCTTTGAAAAACAGAGTATAGCACTTGAAAAAGCAAAGCAAGATTTTAAAGAATATACAAATGCAGCAGAAGCTGCAAAAGTAAAAGCAGGACAAGCATTTGATAAGTTAGGAACAAAAGCTTCAGGATATGCTCAAAAAGCAGGATTACCAAAAGCACGAGTTGGTTCTGGTATGCGTGCATTACAAGATGGTGGACCTGTAACTGCTAGACAAGCAGCAGCTGTTAAAAAACAAATCAATGATAGAAATAGTGCATATTTTGTAGCAAACGATAAATTAAGAATGCAGTGGACAGCAACATTAGATAAAATGGATGCTAAGCACAAAATAGCAACAGGAAAAATAAAAGTAGATGCTAAAAAAGTAGGATTTACTTGGAAAACAGTCTCCGCAGGTGTCGCTGTTGGATGGAAAGCTGCAATGGCAGGTGTAACAAAAGCTTCTGCTCTGGCAGGAGCGGCTATGAGTAAAGCTTTTGGAATATTCTCTTTTATTAGTTTAGGACTACTTGCTTTCGAAGGCATTGCAGCAGGATTGAGAAAATTCGGACTTTTAGAAACTGCAGCAGACGGAGCAAATACAGCACTCGGAAAATTAGCACAAACACAAAAAGATTTAAACAAAGAATTAAGAGAAATGTTAAATGCAGATGAAAAACTTGCAGCAGAAGGTCTTGATCTAACAATGAATCAAATTATAAAAAGACAAGGAGATCGACTAACTTCAGCAGCTTTAGGACCAAGTTTTAAAGCTCTTGCTGAGAATAAAAAAGCGCAAGATCGACTTATAGCACAAGGAGCAACTACTACAGGAGCAGCAGGAGCAGGTACTATAGATTCGACCAATCAATTTGCGGTTGCTTCTTCAATAGCAGTTGGGGGTAATAAAGACATAAATAAAGAACTTAATGATTTAATCGAAGCAGAAAAAGCATATAAAGTTGCATTTAAAGAAAGAATTACAATACTTTCTCAAAGTTATCCAGAATTTAATAATCTTATAGACGACAATGGTAATCTTGTAGAAAATTTAACAAAAAATCAGTTAAGATTAATTGATTCATACCAATCAGCAGCAGCAGCTGTTAAATTCTTAGAACAAAGTGAGGCAAGCTATCAACAAACTCTGCAAGGAAGATTTGGAAAAACAAGCAAAGAAAGAGCAGCGTTAAAACAAGCAGAAGCACAACTGGAAGCTCAAAGAACAAGTATGCAAACAAAAGAATTTGCTCTAGGAATTTTAGACGGAGATCCTGAAGCTGTAGCAAAAAATGAAAAGTTTCACAGAACTCAAGCACAAGTAAATGCAATGACAAAAGCAGATACAGGACAAAGAAGTGCAAAAGTAACACAAGATCAAATAAAACTTCAGCAAGCAGCATTACAAAATAGAATTCATGCCGCAACAATCTTAGGACAACGTCAAAAAGTTTTATTAGATATTGCTACAAAACAATCACAAATTGAGTCAATACGAGTACAAATCGCAGAAAGAAGAGCATTATTAGATGATGCAGAAGATAAAGTAGCAGCACAAAGATCAATAGACGATTTAGTAGCACAAGAAGCTCTACTTACTCAACAAAAACAAAATCTTGCAGATAATATTAATCTCACAAAACAACTTGGAGTTGAGGCTTCAAAAGCGTTTGGAGATAGTATGCAAAAAGGTATTCAAGGCGTTATTGAAGGAACAATGTCAATGAAAGATGCATTTAAAGGAATGGCAAAATCAATACTTACATCTTTAGCACAAGTACTTGCAAAAATGATGACTATGAAAATACTTAGCAGTGCTTTTGGTATACCAATGGCAGACGGTGGAGTTATTCCAATGGCAAAAGGAGGCATAAAAGGATATGCGTCTGGAGGAATCGCAACAGAGCCTACATATTTAGTAGGAGAAGCAGGACCAGAAGCAGTCGTACCTTTACCAGATGGAAGAAAAATACCAGTAGATTTAGGGGGTAATGGTGGCACAAATAATGTTACAATTAATGTAGATGCAAGCGGTAGTACTTCTTCAACAGGAGATGGTGAACAAGGAAAAGCACTTGGAATGGCTATACAAGCAGCAGTTATGGAAACACTACAGAGAGAAAAACGTCCTGGCGGCGTATTAGGTGGAGGTTAATAAATGGCTTTTGGAATAATGCAAAACAACGGATCAAATATCACAGGCTTCAGCGCAGCAGTACAGCCTGACAAAGGATTTACTCGATCAAATACTCCCAAAACACATACTATATCCTTTGGAGATGGATATGAACAAAGAATCGCAGATGGCATAAATAGTTTACAGCAAGAACTAAATGTTAGTTTTTCAAACAGACCAAAAGCAGAAATAGATGATTTGGTAGCATTTTTTGAAAGTCTTGCAGGAGTTACTAAATTTCGATTTGATATAGAAGATAGTAATGCTGGCTCAAGCACAGAAACAATCAAATGTGTATGTGATAGTTGGAGTCAAACTTGGGCATACGATAATTTTTACAGCTTACAAGCAAAATTTAGGAGAGTTTACGAAGCATGACGGAAAAAATTGCAATCAAAGAGCTACAGTCTCTTGAAGAAGAATCTGGTTTAATCACTTTATATGAACTTGCTCTTGATGCAGATGGTTCTAGTCGTGCCTATTTTACTCGAGGAGAAGATACAGATTTAACTAATATACAGATGTATGATTATGACACAAATAGTCAATTAAATACTTATGATGCAATCCCTGTAGAAGCTGAAGGATTTGAAGTAAAAAGCAAAGGAGCAGCGGCAAGACCTGTAATTACTTTTGCAAATATATTAAGCACTTTTGGTGATGCACTCGGAAGTTTAAGTCCTGATGATCTTATAGGAAAGAAACTATATAGAAGAAAAACTTTAAAAAAATATTTAAAAAGTGGCTCAGCTGACACAGGTTCAGGCAATACTCCAGTAGAATTTCCACGACAAATATTTATAATTGATAGAATAGAGCAAGAAAGTGCAATAGAAATATCTTTTGAACTTACAACTCCTTTTGATGTAGAAGGACTAGTACTTCCTTATCGTGTTATAGGAAACAATGCATGCTCATGGGTCTATCAAGGAGCTTCTCCAAATAAAATAAATAATAATACAGATAATGGTGGATGTACTTGGTCAGAAGAATCAAAACTTATAATGACAAATGGAAGCGGAACAGATGTCACTCATACTGTTTATGTAACACAAGATGATGAATATGTAATTCCTTCAACCACTAGTTTTACAACTTACAGTAGTGGAGCAGTTACAAAAGATACTTATTATAAAACTACAACTACATTAGCAACTACGGGTATACAAAGGTTAAAGCCAAATGGTACTATAGACGCAAGTGCAAATGGAGGAACAATTAATAACTATTGGCAAGCTACAACAGCAACAAGTAGTCCTGGAACTCCGTCAGATACAAACGGTAATTTTGAAAGAATAAGAGTACATGGTACATATAGTGCAAGTGCAAATTATTATGCCTATACAGAAGATAGACACAATGACTATGTTGCATATACAAGTAGTGGAAAAACACACTTATGGAAAGCAACTCGTACACAAACAACAGGAGCGAATACTGCCCCTGGATTCAATAGTTATTGGGAAAGAGGAGATTCATGCGGTAAAAGACTAACCTCATGTGCGTGTAGATTTGGATATAATCCATTAAGTACAGCTTCTGCTTCAACAGGAAGTACAACAAAGAATAGTCAAAAATCTTTACCTTTTGGAGGATTTCCTGGTGCAAGAAAATTTAAGTAGACTTCTACCTCAAATATATAAGCAAGTAGAAGAAGAAAGTCCAAAAGAAGCTTGTGGACTTGTTATTGAAATCGAAGATGAATTGAAATATATTCCTCTGGAAAATCAAAGTTCTGAGAAAGAGCACTTTGCAATTGACCCAAAACAATGGGTTCGATACTCGATTATTTCGAAAATAAAATATGTAGTGCATAGTCACTACGATTCAGATTGTTATCCAAGTGAGCATGACAAGAATGTATGTAAAAGTCTTGGTGTACCATACTTAATTGTATCGTACCCAGAGAAAGGAGAATTTATTTATGACCCACGTTAAATTAATGGGAGAAATGGGAGACAAGTT